ATAGAGGATGTTGGCTTGGTACTCTATTGGGGTTGTAACTCCATTTTCTACTACACAGAAATCTATGTTCGGAAAATAGAGTAGCTGGGACTTAACAGCATTGATATACTGATCTTTGTGTCCCTTCTTGGCTTCGATAGTTATTACAAGACCATTCAGAAGTTCTGTGTCCTCATAATAGACCTGGTAATCTGAGCCATCAGGCTGTTTGAATACCACGTACTTGTTCTCGGTACCAGTAGCCAGGTTAAACCGAGGGATAATACTATCGAAAGAGTGAGAGTATACGTTGAACCGGAATAGCTGGCCATTATAGCGGCTCTCCACGGTATAGAATTGGACTCCCACACTGATTGGTGCTTTAGCACCTATGCCCCACTTACCATGTGGGAGCTTGCTCAATCTCTTGGTACTAAATCCAAGTTGGAAATAGCCTTCTAATCTTTTGCCTCCCAGACCTACACCGCCATCCTGAATGACAATCTTATCTTTCTCAGTTGGTCCGTTGGCATAGTACCGGATGTGAACCTCATTATCATAGGAAAGATAGTGAGTGTTGTAGTAAGACGAGTCAAACTTAGAATCTGCCTGAATATCAGAGGTTTGTTCTACGTAATAGTCAGTCTCCTTTGCCTGGCCATTTAATATTTGCCTGGCTATTTCCTTTTCTTGAATAGAATCCAGTGCATTTGACACAAGTTCCCTGGTAGTGGACTTGATGGGAAAGAGATACTGGTACCTTTGAAGGGTGTCCAGTACCATAGCAGTGGCGGTAGCGTTAATTGTTTTCGCATGCCCGCCACCCATCTGTGTGATTTGTTCGTTATGTAATGCCACGTTTTGTCAGTTTTAAACATTCATGTAAACACTCCAGGCTTACACTGTATCTCTTGGTACCCATGATGATAACGACTTCTTTCAGCTTCTCTGCGAGTTTAAGCGTGTCAAAAGATATCTCATCAACCATACCATATACAGTGCTATACCCAGGGTAAGTGAAGGAACAAAGTTTACCTTTGAACCGCAGGCGAAGGACTGCCTCTGCCTCGTCAAGATTTAGTTGTTTCATGTACCCGTTATTTGTTGAAGCATGAGAGAACACTCCCTTGGACCGTGATGATCACAAAAATCTGACACATCCTTGTCCGTACCAGTAAGGTTAGGGACGTAGATCTTATCAAATTCATAATCATCTCCTTTATGCTTCATATCGTTATCGAATAGTACCAGGACACGTTTGTAGTGAAGCTTTAGCCATTCAGTACACTCTAGTATAAGGACTGTATTCTCAGATCTAACCCCTACTGCTTCATACCCAAATGACCTGAGCGTCATAATATCCTTCATGGATTTTGTGATGATACAGAGATCTGAGTTTAACTGCAGCTGTTGGTATCCAGGAACGCATATTTCGGTATAGTTGTGACGAAACTTTTGCTTTTTAATAGGTGCATAGGGAAAATACAATTGATACTTGTCCCATATTCTGTAGGCAAACCCCAGCCCTTTTGGGTAGGATGGTACCTTTTGAGATGCTGCTATCCAGTAATGCTTAATGGCTGTGGTTTGGTACCAGTTCAAAATATCCTCTGTGATGTTGAAGCGTCGCCAGAAAGCCAGATCTTTTAACAGGAATGGCCTTGAGGTAATCGCTATATCAACCGGCTCAGCATAGATTCTTTCTGGTACCTCATGGTACACTGGCTTGGCCCCGCTTTGCCCGAAAACTTGGAAGTCAGCCAGCACCTGCATGAATGCTTCTCTTCTGGTACTAAATCCATAAATGACTTTCACCAGATCAAAGATATCTCCGAAGCTACCATAAGCATTATCCTTCCACATGAACTCATTGGGCTTGTCTTTGCCGCCTTTCTTTCTCTCAAATACACCGAAGGATGGGTCGTTATCTGCATGTTGACCATTAACTCTTACCGGAGAGTTGGTCTTACCTCCAATCACAACTTCTTCTGACTGGAGGTAAAAACAATAGAGCGCATACTCATCGATGCGCTCTAGTATTTCCCTCTCCGTGAACAGAATAGAATCGTCCACGTTCAGATGTTTTACTGACCGCCGAATACAGACGCAGCAGTCATTGTGTTAGCAGGTTCTGTTTTTGGCTTGTCGGCAGACTCGGTACGGCTTGATGGAGTACCATCATTGAGTCCTTCCTTGATTTCATATGCAGAGAATGCCAACTTGGATGCTTCTTTTGGTACATCCATATCTTCCCAGAATGGGTTCTCTTCCAGACGGGTGCTGCGGAAAGTAGCAAAGTGCTTATCCTTGCTGGTACGTATCAGTAGCAGTCGGAACAGCTTGGTGCTGTCTCCAATGAAAGGACGAAGAACAGAGATCAGGTGGTTGCTCAGGTTCTTGTGAATCTGTAACATAACGTCTTTGTTCAGCAGTCGCTCAGCATAGTTAGTGGCATCCATACCACAACCATCGAAGATAGCTTTACCAATGGCATACTGTTCTTTGGGAACATACCCTGCAAGCAAGTGTTGAATAATGCCTTTGGTCTTATTGATATCAGTGGTCACAAAGTCAACCAGTTTGGCTTCGGTGAATTTGCCGTCATCATTCTTGCGGGGAGTTGGCGCGAACAGTTTCACGTCAAGAGTGTCCTTAGCGTCAATTACGTCATCGGCCTGCAATGCCTCGAAGGGATTCGCAATGTCTGATTTTTGTTTGAACTGAATGTTCAGATAGTTGTTGGAATCCAGCTCTACTGCGGAGATGTACACGTTTTCGTTGATGCCTACACCAATACTCATAATGAAATGTTTTGTTTGTTAGAAAATGAATTTGAATTTGATGGATTGTAAGTAGAAAGAGAGGGCTGAGAACAGCCCCTTCGATATATCCCGTAAAATTATGCCTTAAAGATATCAGAAGCAGCTTCCGCTACTTCTTCAGCACTGTATTCAGTTGTAGTATCTTCTACTACTGCCCCAGGATTAAGGATTTCTGCTGGTACAAAGCCAAATACTTGCGCCTTCTCACGACGTATCACATCAGTACCACCTTTATCATCTCCCTTTACAATACGCTTAGGGAATAGGGCCAGCGGAGCAGAGAACTTTTCTGTGATATCGATACCACCAAAATCAGAGAACACAACCAGGTCTACGTATTCTCTTTCGGCGCCTAATTCGATACCGTACAGCTCTTTTACAGCGGTAAGGAGCACTTCTTTACCGTAAGAAGGAGACCCCTGGTCCATTACAGAATTTTTCGGGGTACCATTATCATCGTAAAGTACACCACCAAAGAGATCTACCCTCTTCTGGTCTTTTTGTACCGGGGCAATAAAGAGCATGTGGCCTTCAGCTTTGTACCCTGGCCATAGGCGGCTGTCGATTACATCGAAACCATTACCGGGACCAGATACCCAATAGTAGTTGTTCTTGAACTTCCGTTCTTCTTCGGTCTGCCCGTCCTTTAATGGCAAGGGAACTTTTTCGACCGTTGCCGTACGATACTCCAGGTCAAACTTATCAGCGAGAGCTTGAGAAGGGAAGACGGAACCGTCTTTCCAGAGACGAATTGCGAGCACTGTAGCGGCAGGGTTCCATTGTTTTGCCTTTCCGCCGCCGGGTCTTTTAGTAGATGCTTTAACTTCTTCGACGCCTGCTGTTGTAAGAAATGATAAGAAACTCATTGTTGTTATTGATTTGCTTTGTGAGATAATAAATGTTTAGAATGTAGAATTGGACAATGGATAGAGTGTCGGCTCATCCAGGAAGATTTTACGCCAGTCAAACTCAAAACGTTGACCAGCCAGCCGTGTAAACCGGGAACCCATTACAGCTCCCTGAGAAGTCTCAAATGATACCATCATAGGCTTGTTTTGGTCTCGGTACACATATCCGATAGTATCTACCTTGGCACATACTATACTGGATAGTTTACCGGTCAGGGAAATATCCTGCGTTTCTACAGAGATACCCCCTTTATCCATCATCTTTTCTTTGATGTGTGCTACCAGGATTAAGTACTTACAAATCATCGCTAAGCGATCAATCTGATAAAGTACTTCGTTTCGCAAGTGATAATATCCGGCACCCTGGGGAAGATCGAGCACAGAATTGCCCTCAAACTTTTTACCCAGGATAGAGTTTTTGTACTTAATAGTAGCAGATACTTCGCAAAGTTCTTCAAGCTTATCCACAGTATCCACAGCTATCGCACGGTACGGGTATGTAACCGGCTTACCTGCTTTGGCTTGTGCCTGTCCTTCTTTGATAATCTCGTCAATGAAGGTGTTTAGAGACACTGCCGATAATATGTCCTCACCGGTTACCGGGTGTTTAGCCCAGGTAGTAGGGCCATCGATGTACCGGATTGGTACTCTCCTTGAGTCGTACATTTCTGCACCTGCCTCAAAGTCAAGGTTAATAGTATCCTCCAGTTGGGATATCAAACCAGTCTTTCCTACCTTCGGTTTGCCATAGAACAATGAGATCTTTGGATTAATCCTGGTAGGCGCTAGTCTTCTACTGGGCAAAATTTCTGGCATATTTGTTCAATTTGTTGTGCAAGATCGTACCATGGTTGCATGGCAATTGGATTACGTGGGTCGAGTGGGAGATCATAAATGTAACCAGTTACGCCGTCAATGAATAGTGGCAGGATTACATCTGATGCCCCGTATCGATTTTTGAGTAAGTACTGTGCAATAAAACACTTACCCAGGCCATCATCTGTTGAGAGATTGTATCCCATAAACGTTGCCAGGTCTTTATTTGGTCTGGTATAGGCCAGTACCACACAGGCATCACGGAACACAGTCTTACTCTCACCAAAATCTAACCGGTTGGGTGTGATTGATACCTCAGTTTTCTTGGTCATCATTGCTCTAGCGGTACTCATAGCGTCAGTAGAGAATTGTTGAATGAATACTATGGTAGTGTTGAATAAATTGCGAAGTACCACAGCATACTTAGAGAGTTTGTCCATGGTACCTTTTATATCAAGGCCTTTCTCACTGTTAGTAAGCGCAATATGATCAACAACTACCATTATCATGATATCATCCTCATTAGCTTTGAAACCTTTTACAAGTCCTTTCTTTCCCTGCTTCTTCTCTTCTTCAGTCACAGTACCACGCAGCACAGTGCCATAGTTCTCATACTCATGGATTATAGCATCGAATATGAGCGTGGGATGGACCATGTGGTCCATAACTTTTACACACTTCATCATCTTGGTTATAATGTCGTAGGCCTCCATGACCATCTTTCTGTGAGCAGCGGTAAGGAGTTTTCCTTTTATCCTTCCGGTGATATAATCTGCCGGCAACCGAAGATTGTGTTTAATGAAGATGTAATAGGATACCCACCTGGCTATCTTCTGGACTTTCGAGATTTCAAAAGAGAAGTAGTAGCAGATAAACTTTCTGCCTGTGCGCACCGACTCTTCGTAGGCTTTAAGGACAAACATGAAATCAGTAATAGTAGTTTTGCCGACTGCGGAATCTGCCCCAATGAGATAATATCTACCTTTGTGTGTTCCATAAGTGTACTTGTTGAGATTCTTTAGGCCATTGCCAAAGCCCACGTTTTTACCTGTTTGGCCTTGTGCCACCACGTGTCGGAAATCGTCCGCCGGCAGCTCTTCCCATTTTTGCCAGCTGTCCCAGAGTTCCGGGTCCACTCCTTCCGGACAGCTGGTATCAATTTCTTCTTGTAGAGCATCTTGCCCTGCTTCAGTCTCATTCATGGGCAAATTTTTCAAATGATAATTTGGTATCAGTAGCAAGCCACAGAGCTTTTTTGTACAAACGTGTCTGCTTGAACTCTGGCTCTGTGTCACCACGTAAGAGAACAGCAGCTACTAAGTACCAGTTCGGATTATACTCTGTGTTACTTTTTCTATACTGTAGGGCTTCTGTCCCCTCACCCGAGTTTAAAGGCTGTGTGTTCTCCATTATCCAGGCTGTTTTTGATGTGATTCTTCAATTCTTTTTCACCGGCACTGGCACTTTGCTGCAGCTCCAGATAGTCGGTCCGCCAGTTGCCCTCCAGGATATAATTCCCAATGGTTTTCTTATAGCTGTTACCGGACTTATAGTAGAGCATGGTGCTTTTTACCAGAAGATCATAGTTGATCTGCTCCTGGGTAAGCATCTT